CACCACCCACAACCCACACCCACATGCCCAACAAACTGAATGCCTACATTGACCCCGCGAAGCTCCAAGGAGCGTTTCGCATGAAGCTGAAATCCAAGACCGGCGAGGCGGAGGACTGCCTCGTGATTGTGTTGTCCAAGTCGCGCATCCGCGTGAATGAGCGGAACCCGGAGCGGCTGGGGCTGGCGCTGGACTTTGTGCCGAACAAGGACGGCAAGGACGAGTATGGCAACACGCACTGGTGCAAGGAGAGCGTGAGCAAGGCCGAGCGGGAAGCGCCGAATCCGCCGCAACTGCAATTTCTCGGCAATGCGCGCGAGTATGAGCCCGGCGGCCAGCGCAGCGCCCGGCCGGCCAGCGCCGAGAGCCGTGAATCCGCCCAGGTGATGACCGAGGGCCTCGAAGACGATGACATCCCGTTTTGAACGACAAGGATCAGGCAACCCGTGGGGCATGACCACAAAAGACTTTTAACCTACTAAAAATATGATCGAAGACACTGACATTCAAAGTCCCACAGACAGCCCCACTGGGTTGCCTGCATCCGCTGGTTCTGCCTTGTATCTGGATGTCCAGGTCTATTGCGGAACTGACATCCGCCTCGCCTGCCGTGATGCCTGCGCTCTCGCCAACAAACTGGGCATAACGGTCTGGTTCGGCTTCAACGGAAAGAAGCTGCACGCAAATCCTGACACCGACTGGCAGCGCCTCGTTGCTGGCTGGTATAAAGCGGGTGCCGATAAACAAGAATGGGTGCGGCCCGTGTGATGGCAGAACGCCCAAGGTGAGGCACAGCCTCCCGCAACAACACTATGAATACACCAAAAATTGAAACGGGAGGCTGTTGTCCTCCATCGTCTTGTTCGGCATTCTTGTGGGATGCCCAAGTGCGACAAGACGGCAAGTGGGTGTCGATCTATGGCCCGTTTGAGGACATTGAAGACGCCGAGGACGTAGTAGATGAAGGGATCAAACGCGCCACGACATCAACCGCTTTCCGCATTATTCCTTTGCCGAACGGGATGGATGAGGGACGGCGAACGCAGAAGATCGAAACCACGACAGACGCCCTATGAGCCGTTCCTCTCCATCCATTTTGTTCTGCCCCTTGACTACGATATGAAAACCAACGCCGAAATACTCAAAGCACGGATGGAAGGCGCTACCGCTGCGCTGGAAGGCCGGAAGCTGGACGCCAACACCTACGACGAAACCGAAGAGCTACATTTCGAGTGGCTTGCAGGGTGGACATCCGCACGCATGGAAATGCAGAAACGCCGTGGGCAGAACGTCTCAGATCAGACACGGCGAGCGCAAGACTAGATTTACAGTGCAGACAGCCCCGAGCCGTTGTCTGCATCTGATTTGTTCGGCTCGATTTACCCACAACTTTTATGACAGATCGACAAGCGCACGAATACGACCGCCTGAACTGGTGGTGCCAAGGCTGGATACGGAAGTTAAATGCTTCAATCCGTGTATGCAACCGGCTCAGCGGAGGCCAACGCGATAAGCTCGCCAGTGTGATTGGGAAACTGAGAGACAGGTTTGATCTGGCCTGTGAACGCAGAAAACCGGCAGCCGAGGCGCTACTCCAACGCAAGCCGAACACCTAGCTCGCCAACACAACGCGTTTGGCGCAGCACCTAGTTGTGCGTTGTCAGAATTATTTCACACCCTGCATGGACCTCACCCCGCCGCTGCCTTTGGATCTGCCACCCTCGCCTGTCGAGGAGTGGCGGAAGCACAGTGCCAAGAACTGGCGCAGCACCGATCCGGCCAGCTACGCGCTCTGTGTGGAGATGGTGCGGGAGCATGGCATTGCCAACATCTCGGAGCTGCAACGCCAGCTCAAGGAACTGGGCGTGGACAAGAGCCGCCAGACGATCACGGCGCTCATCCGCACCGAGTTCAGCACGGAGGAGTTGGCGCAGATCAATGCGGTGAGCGCGCAGATCGCGGTGATGCAGGGCACGGCCAAGCTGGTGGAAGTGCTGCCCGATGCCAAGAAGTCGGACCTCATGGCGGTGGCGATGAGCACGAAGATGGCGCATGACATCGAGCGCAGCCTGCATGGCATGCCGACGGAGATCCGCGAGGTGCGGGAGGTGAGCGCGGTGGAGAAGCTGAACCAACTGCGTGAGCAGGCCCGCGCGAAACTCGCCGAACGCAGCGACTTGGTGGTCGAGGCGGAAGTGATGCCCGCCGGAGGTGGGAATGAAGAAATCCGAATGACGAAGGAGGACAACGCATGAACGTGATCGAGCAACTGCATGCCATGCAAGAGGCGCATCCGGTGATTGAGCGGGTCACGCTCGAGGAGCTGGGGGCGCTGGGGGAGGAGGGCGCGGCGCTGGCGGTGGATGCGCAGCACCAGGCCATCGCGGAGATGCGGGAGCGGCCGCTGGATTGCGGCTGGGTGCCGTGGGAGTGGTGGGTGTTCCTGCTGGAGCTGTGCGAGAAGAGGCTGGCGCACCCTGGGCGCGTGCTGGAGCTGCTGGTGAGCGGCGGCATCCGTGCCGGCAAGACGCATGTGGCGGCGATGCTGACCGTGCAGGCTTGGAAGTATGCGCGGAAAGCCACGATCTTCTGCATGGCCCGGCGCGAGGAGGATTCGCAGAATCTCCAGCAGAAGCCCATCGAGAGCTTCCTGCCGCCGGAGGTGCTGGGAGGCGCAGCGGGGAAGATCAAGCAGACGAAGCATGAGAAAGCCAAGTTCAGCGGCGGCAAGTTCACCGACAACCAGCTCCAGCGCTTCCTGTATGTCGAGGATGCCGGTGGCGAGCGCTATCAGGGCGGCGGCATGATCCAGTTTCGGTTCTTTACGCAAGAGCTGGAGAGCTTCCGCGGCTACGCGCTCACCACGGTGTGGAGCGATGAAGGCATTCCGGTGGATCATGTGAAGGCGCTCAAGGATCGCCTCGCGTCACGCGCCATCGAGACGGATGCCGAGGAGCACCGAAAGAAGATGCTGGCGCTGCATGACAAGCTGCGTGCCCTGGTCGAGCGCAGGCCCGGAGCGCGGCGGCCGCATGGCTCCCTGCTGGCGGCGCTCATGCACGGCGTTCACCTCATCACCTACACGCCCGAGGAAGGCTGGACGCCGACGGTGCGCTACTTCATGCAGGGCGCAGTGAAGCCGGACAAGTGGAAGGTCATCGCCCCCGAGCTGGACGGCAAGCCCGGTGTCAAAGATGCGCGGGTGCCACTCATCGCCTACCCGGCGGAGGAGACGCGGCTGGTGTGCTACCTGCACACGGCGGCCAACAAGTATGTGCATGTGTATCCGCAGCTCTCCAAGGACTACGCTGCCAGCCCGGAGAAGATCATCCGCATCAAACTGTATGGCGATGCCGAGGCCGCGAGCCGCAGCGAGTTTGAGGCCGTGTGGCAGCCGGAGGCGCACCTGTGCGAGTGGGCCGATCTGCCGCGTGAGGGCACGCTGTATGAGGTCATCGACGGCGCGGAGGCCAAGCCGTTCTTCATCGGCTGGTGGATCGTGGACCCGATGGGCCGCTGGTGGCAGGCGATGGAGTGGCCCTGTGAGAGCGTGCCGATTGACGACGTGCTGCCGGGACCGTGGGCGGTGCTGAGTGAGAAAGACCGCGCCAATGGCGATGAAGGCCCGGCGCAGCGCCTGCGGCTGGGCTGGAGCTTCAGCCAGTATGCCGACATGATCCACGGCATGCGGAGTCGCCTTCTCGACAAGCTGGCGGAGACAGGTGAGGCATGGAAAGGCAGCATCGAGGCGCATCCCCTGCGTGATGGCAGCGTGATGCAGGAGGCGCAGCCGTATGAGACCTACGGCGACCCGCGCTGGGCGCAGTGGCGCGGCAATGCCGGGGCCACCATCCAGCAGGAGTTTTACGATCTTGGCATCACCATCCTGCTGCCGGACGGCGTGCGCGTGGCCGAGGGCAATGCGCTCATCCGCGATGCGCTGGCCACCACGATCCTGGAGCAGCCCAAGGTGCGCGTGAACCGCGAATGCACGAACACGCGCTTCATGTTTGCGAACTACACCGTGCCTGACTACGCGGAGACGACGAAGAAGAAGGACGAGGCATGCAGCGATGCGAATGCCGTGTGGCGGTATTTCTGCCTCGCCGGTCCCAGGCATGTGGACATGCGGAACTGGGACTTTGGGGGAGGCAGTTATTGAAATGAGAAATGAAGAACACTGAACAACCATGAGAAACATCAACATCCCGAAGACAAAAGTGTATGTGCGCTGCGATGCGTTTGGCGGCAGTGCGGAGGAATGGGAACCTGCTTGGCTGGTGAGTGTGCGGGCGCTCAGGCACCGGCCTTTGTGCTGGCAGGTGTGGGTGCCGAGGTATGCGGCCTGCTTTGACAAGGTGCCACCGCATTGCTTGTATTGGTATGAACCGGAGGAGCACAACGCGCTGGAGCTGCATCAAGTGCAGATGTGGGAATGCCTCAGCGGCAGCATCGAGCTGTGGCGAAAAGATCAGCTCACCGATGTGCCGGTCATCGTGAACTTGGGCAAAGGCCAAACCATCGGCGGGCATTACCTGTGGACCATCGACTACCTCCCGGAGGCGCAACACCTTGGAGCGATTGACACGGCGGATGCCGACCTGCTCGATGAGCACAAGGAGGGCAACGTCATCCGGCTCAGCAACGGGCAGATTGCCATCTACCCAAACAACCGGCTCAAGTGGCTACCTGTGAGCTTGACTCCCCAAGGAGCCGCCGATGCCATTCCCAACTGGGAGGCCGCCAGCAACGAACGCTGGGACGAGTGGTGGCACGATTCCGATGAGATCCTTGGAGACGCCAAGTGGGCGTATTGAAAACTCAAACCCAGCAACACCATGAGCCAGATCCCCGCCATCCCCATGCCGTCACTGAAGCGCAGCGCTTTGCAGCGCCATTCGCAAAAGCTGCTCACACGCAAACAGGTCGATGACATCGCCGAGGAAATCGGCGTGCCGCGTCGCCTGCTGAACAAACTGCTGCAAGCCGATGGCGTGCGCAAATACTACCCCGGCCGCGTGCGCCCGCTTTATGTGCGCGTGCGGGTGCTGGAGCTGTTGGATGGCTGACACAAGATTGACAAAGCCCGCTTCTTCACGCATTATGAGGTGTGTGTGTGCCGTTCCATGGCACCGGCGGGCTACCCTATGACCCGCTATGAATGATGATCCTACCCTGCACGAGCTGGCCCGCGACACGGTGCAGCCTGACAATGCCACACGCACCCCCAGCCTACCGGTCAATCGAGTGATCAATGAGCTCAACCAAGAGCTGACCGACATCGGCTCATGGCTGGCGCAGGCCCGCAACAACGAGGAGGCCATGCTGTCCATGTGGAGCGGACAAAGCGACGATGGGCGCAAGTGGGAGAAGAACTACAACGAGCGCATTTTTCCCTGGGATGGCGCAGCGGATTCAAGGTCGCGCCTCATTGACGCGGCCGTGGATGAAGTGGCCTGCCTGCAAGTGAGCAGCTTCTTCAGCAGTGATCTGCGTGTGATGGCGATGGAAGCCAACGATGTGGATGCGGCCGGACGGGTGCAGACGCTGCTCAACTACGAGGTGAAGCAGCGCCTGCGTGCGGAGCTGTGGCGGGAACTCAACTTTGCCGCGCAATGGACGCGCATCTTTGGTCACGCCGTCATGCACGTCGGCTGGAAACAGGAATGGACCACGGGACGCGAGAGCCTGAGCGAAGAACAACTGGCCTCCATGCTGGCCGAGGAAGGCCTGATGGCGCTGCAAGCCATCACGGGGCAGCCTGCGGATGAGCAGCAGGCCGTGCTGATCCAGGAGAGCAGCCTCGCCACTGTGCTGGATGCTCTTGATGCCGAAGGGCGCAGCCTTGAGATCGAGGCGCTGGTGCGGCGGCAATACCCCACGATCAGCGAGCGGCGGGCACGGCAGATCGTCAAAGACATCCGCGCCGAGGGTGTGGCAGAGTTTCGCCTGCCCGTGGCCAAGCCGGGCCGCCCCACCGTGCGGGCTCTCACGCCGGGAGTGGATGTGGTTTACCCGCGCTGGATTGACGACGTGACCGATGCGCCCTGGGTGGCCATGGTGGTGAGGCTCAGCGAGCCCGATCTGCGGGCCAAGGTGAACGAAGGCTGGAGCCAAGAGTTCATCGACGCCATGATCGCCGCGCAGCCCAGCCCCGTGCTGGAAAGCGGGCAACTGGAGCGCAACCTGAGCAACCTCATCAATCGCATCCCCAACGGCCGCACCCATGAAAGCCTGAACCGCAGGCTGGAGCGCGAGGGCGAGGCCTACGAGTGCTTTCACCTTTACGTCAAAGCGGTGGACGAAGACGGCATACCCGGCCTGCAAGAAATTGTGCTGCGGCCCGACCTCAAAGATGACGCCGGTGATACGCTCATCGGTCTGGACCGGCTGGTGGATTACTGGCACGAGGGCGGATGCTTTGTCGATTTCCGGCGCGAGTGGAAGACCCGCGCCATCTGGCAGGCACGCGGTGAGCCCGAGCTGCTGGCCAGCACGCAGCAGCAGATCAAAAACCTGCAAGACAGCAATCTGGACCGCACGGCGCTGGCCACCATGCCACCGGCCCGCGTGAATCCGCGCCGCGTGGCCGGCAATCAGGGCCGGTGGGATTTGAAACCCGGCACCAAAATCCCTGCCAGCAGTGGAGACGACACCGAGTTCCTGCGCGTGCCCGCGCTGGATCAAGCCAGCTTAGTGATGGAGTCCAATCTGCGCCGCGATGCAGCCAATCTCATCGGCCTGGAGCACCGTGAGCTGCCGCCCGGCAAGGTGCAACTGCAACGCCAATGGCTGGTGAACTGTTTCCTCACCTCCTGCCGTGAGGTGCTGCTGCGAGTGCTCAGCCTGGATCAGCAATACATGAGCCCGATCCAAGTCAGCCGTGTCATCGGCAGCGGCCCCATGCCCTACCGCGTCACGCGGGAGGAGATCGCCGGGCAATACGATCTGCACCTCACCTTTGACGTGCGCAGCCTGGACACCGAATATGTGAGCAAGCGCTGGGATGCCATCAATCAGGCCTTCCAGACGGACCGCAGCGGCGTGCTCAACGATGTGGCCCTCACCCGCTGGAAGCTCAGCGCCATCGACCCGAACTTGGCCGACATCGCCATGCTCGATGCCCAGGCCAAGAGCCAGCAGGAAGTGGAGGAAGAACGCACCGCGCTGGGCAAGCTCATGCTCGGCATCGAGACCGTGCCGCCGGAAGGAGCCAATGCCCGCGTGCGCCTCGAAGCGCTGCAAGGCGAGCTGCAACGCAACGCCAAGGCCTCCACGCAATACCAGACCGATCCCGCCTTTGCCGAGGCGGTGAACGCCCGCCTGCAAAAGTGGGAGTTTGATCTCACCCAGCAGGACAACGCCCGCATCGGTGCCACCGGCTGGGAGCCGACCGTCACCACGCCTACCGCCAGCGAGCAAATGCAGCAGCAGATGAGCGCCAGCCAGGAAGGAGCCAGCGCATGATCATCGAGACCATCCTCGAAGGCGGCAGCATGACTGAGGACGAATGCCGCCAAGTGCTGGCAGGCAAGGCAGGCCTGCCCGAGCTGCGGGCCGCGATCTCGTGGATCGAGTATCACATCGGCCTGGCGCATCAAGACGCCGAAGACAAGAAGGGCACCGACCGCGATGAAGCCTGCGGAGCCGCCAAAGCCCTGCGCAAACTGCGGGAAGATCTCAAGGAAATGCTGGTGAGCGAGCGGCGGGAATGAGGCCTTACAAACAGGAACCGATAAGCACAAACAAACACGAACGCGCACGAATGCGCACGGATGGGCACGGATGGGCACGGATGAAACGCGGATGATTGCCGGGGTGGTGGTGGTGTGAGTTGGTGGCGGTGGCTGCGCAGGGCGTGGCCATTGTTATGGCGAAGAAATCCGCACCATCCGCCGCTTCTGCGGCTCCCGTTACACCCAGCCAGGCCGCTGATGCGGCAGGGCGTGCGCCGTCGGGACGGCGTGCCGAGCCAAGTGTTGAGCTCGCTCAATCAACACGCGCCGACATGCAAGCGGCGGAGCAACTGGCAGCCGAGCTGGCAGGCATCGACATGGACGAGCCTACCCCTGCAAAAGCCGCCGCGCAGCCCGCGCCCGATGAAGGCACCCAGGCCAAACCCAAAGCCACCCCCTCCCCAGCGGATGAGGCTTTCAACGACGATGCCCCTGTTTTGGGCGACGAAGAAGAAGCCGCAGGCGCAGGCGACGACGAGGCGGACGGCGCGGCCGTGACAGACGACGATGATGACACTCCTTCCGATGACGACGCTCCTGAAGTGGCGGCGCTCAAAAAGGAAAACTTCAGGCAGCGCGAGAAGAAGCGCGAGCTTGAGGCCCAGCTCAAAACGCTCGCCGATGAAAAGGCGGAGCTGCAACGCAAGCTCTCCACGCTGGAGACGACGCCCACGGTGATGCCGGATCTCGGCATTTATGCGGAAGCGAAATCTGCCGATGAGGTGGCAAAGCTCGAAGATCAGCAGCAGCAGTTTGCCGATTATGTGGAGTCTCTGCTGGACGAAGTGCAGGAGGTTTACACCCTCGCCACGCACGACGGCCAGGAGCGGGATTTCACGCGGCAGCAACTGCGTGACTACCTGCGCGGAGCACGAGCGAATGTGAAGCTGGCAGACAAGGCACGCAACGCGCTGAAGATCAGCGCAGAGACCGAGGCGCGGGCGAAGGTGAAATACCCTTTCGTGTTCGATGCCACGGCCCGCCACAACGGCATCGTGCTGGATCTGGTGAAGGAGACCCCTGCCCTCAATGCACTGCCGAACAAAGCACTGCTGCTGGGCAGGCTGGCCATCGGCAAGCTGGTGGAGACAGGCGAATACTTCCTGACCAAGCGCGGAGCCAAGCCCGCTGCGGCCGCAGAGAAGGCAAAGCCTGCCGATGCCGCACGTCCCACTGTCACGGCCGCACCGCCCGCACCCCGGCGCAGTGCCACACGCAGCAGCGGAGGGGAAAGCTATCTGGACCGGCTGAACCGGGGAGACAGCAACGCAGCGGTGGATGCCGCACTGGCGATGCTGGAAGACCACCCCGGCATGTAAACCCAATTCCAAACTCCTGAAAGGATACCCTCATGCCTCAAACCTTTGAACGCACTCAAGTCGGCAAGCGCGAATCGCTCTCCGATGTGATCGCCGTCGTGGATGCCAAGTCCACCCCCCTCATTACCTCCATCAAAAAGGGCTCTGACCCTGCCAACAGCCTCTTTAGCTGGCAGGCGGATGCCTATGCTGCCCCGCAAGCGGGCGGTGTGCCGGATGGCAGCGATGTCTCCACCACGGAAGACGCCGCTGAGAACCGTCGCCTGCTCAGCAACTACACCGAAGAATTTCGCCGCACTCCCAAGGTGAGCAAGCGCAGCGAACTCTCCGACGTGGCCGGCATCGGTCTGAAGAAGGAGATGGCCAAGGCCATCGTCAAAAAGCAGATCGAGCTCAAGCGTGACATGGAAGCCGGCTTCAGCAGCGACAACGTGGCCCGCGCCGATGACGGCACGGTGGGCTATCGCGGTCACGGCCTCGGCTCGTGGATCGCCAGCTCCGCGCAGGCGGTGCTGCCGGTGGACACGCTTTTCCGCACGCCTTCCGCCAGCCTCAACAACACGGCCATGGCCAGCCTTACCACGGCGCTCGTCAATGGCGTCATGGAATCGCAGTATGGCCAGGTGGGCAATGAGACCACCTACATGCTCATCTGCGGCACGGCGCTGAAGAAACAGTTCACCACCATGGTGGGCTATCAGCCGGACGTGGCCAGCAACACCGCCATCAAGCGCACCGAGCGCGGAGACGAAGGCAAATGGATGGACAACATCCAGATCTTCACCGGTGATTTTGGCACCTATGAGCTGATGCTTTCCAGCTTCCTCGGCTGGAATTACAGCACGGGAGCCAACAGCACGCAGCGCGGTTACGCCCTGGACATGGACATGCTCGAGCTGCGCTACCAGCAGCCTGTGAAGTATGACCCGCTGCCGGACCTCGGCGGTGGTCCTCGCGGTGTGCTGAGCGCCATCGTGGGCCTGTGCGTCAAGAATCCGCGCGGCCTGGCCAAGTTCCACGCCACCTCGTAAACCCCTCACCCGCCGGGGTAAGACATCCGATGTTCTACCCCGGCTTTTCCACCTCACTCTTACCCTACTTTTTGAAAGGACTTCCTTATGGCTGACCAAGCAGTAACCCTCGCCACGGCCTCCAGTGCCACGCGAAACATCAAAATCGAGCAACTCTCCGCGGAGCAAATGGCCCACACGGGATTCACCCATTACTTCCGCATCCCGCATGACATCCTCAACAACGCTTCCTGGACTGGCCAGGGCGACACCGTGACGGTGACGCTCGGCAGCACCCCGGCCCGCTACATTGTGGATCGTGCGGCCATCGACATCAGCACCGTCTTTGCCAATACCGGCACACTCACCGTGAGCCTCGGCACCAGCGCCAACACCGCGCTACTCATCGCCGCCACCACGGCCAAGACTGCCGGGCTCATCAATTCGAGCGGAGCGCCAGCCAATGCCTGCAACGGCACCAGTGCGGCCACGCTCCAGGCGCGCTTCACCACGCAAGCATCGACGGGCGCACCTGCGGACATCACCGGCGGCGTGTGCGATGTCTTCATGCGCATCATCGACGTGGCGGACCTCAGCTAAGGCCGGTCCTGCGCGTCACATACCCCGCTTCCGCCCGGCTTGTCATGGGCGGCACACACACCTCGGGCGGTCTCGGTTCTTCATGTGGCCGGGGCCGTTCGAGGGTGGGCGGTGTGAAACGCTCCTTCTTTCCCTACGCCATGACGGATTCCCATACTGAGACGTTTCTTGATTCCATCGCCGCTGTCGGCGGGCATGAGCTCGTGCAAGCGGTGGAGGAGGAGTTTCGGCTGGGCTGGGAGCGGGAGAAGGTCATGGTGCAGATGCAGCGGAACCGCATGGCCGAGGCCTGCACGCGGCTGGAAAGCGCCGCTGTGGATGGCATGGGCCGCGTCACGGCGGATGTGCCTGCGGCCTCGTATTTCTACTGGCTGCATAAAGGCCGGGAAATGGGCACCGGCAACATTTGGCGGCACGAGGAGTTTCGTCGCGATTACCTGCGGGACAACCCGCAATTCAAGGTGCGCTATCGCAGCGCCAAGCCACGCAGCGGCTACACGCCAGCCATGGAGCCTCAGCGGCCTGGCATCGTGGCGGGCAGCAAGTATGGGATGGGGGTGACCGCATGAGGACCATCGCCTTCAAGACACTGCGGGATGGCATCATGGTGGACATCGCCGAGGGCACCGTGACGGATGCGGTGCGGCTGGCGCAGGTCACAGCCGGGATCAACCTGGCTCTGGATCTAGCCTATCCCTGGCTGGCCCACGGCTGGCCCGAGCTGACCCGCGTGAGCAGCGAAACGATCACCAGCCAAGTCATCAACCTGGATGCCTTGGGCACGGGTTACTTTGGCACCACACGGGTGCTGCGCGTGACGCGCAACCATCCGCACACCAGCGATCAACCGAGGCCGCTGGAGTATCAGATCACCGCTGCCGGCATCATCGTGCGCGGGGATGACCTGCCTGCCACCGCGTATGTGGAGCACATCGACGCTCCACCGGTGTTTGACAACACGGCCTGGGTGACAAACACGAGCTATGCCGTGGGCGATGTGCGGCTGCAAGGCAATGATGGCTACTACTGCCGTACGGCGCACACGAGTGGCACGTTTGCCACGGATCTAGCCGCTGACAAATGGGCGGTGCTGAAAGTGCCCGCCTTCCTCAATATCCCGATCCGCACCGCCGTGGCTGCCAGCCTGCGCGGTGGAGCCGGGCAGGATCAAAGCCGTGTCGGCTTGATCCAGCTCATGGAGCGCCAGCTCGAACAAGTGGCGCTGCGCTACGAAAACACTTCCCTCAACACCTACTAACCCCACCTCTTATGTCTGGACCCACTGACCTCGCAGGCAACGTCGCCGCCATGAATGGCATCACCACGGAGACCGGCACCACCGCCGTCACCGGTGATTTCTTCGCCATTCAAGTGCTTGAAGCTGCCACCTTTACCACCTTCACGGAGAATGCCGGGGATGGCGATGCCATGACCGGTTTCAGCATTCCGGCCGGCACGATTCTTTACAATGGCAAGGGCATCACCGCCTTTACCATGAGCAGCGGCAAGGTCCGCGCCTACAAACGCCGCATCTGATTCCTGCGCATGTTTCTCGCCCTCAGCCAAGCCCTGCCTGTGTATCGTGTGACCGGCGCTCCAGCGCCGCAGCCGCCGGTCTCGGGTCCGCTGATCTGGCTGGATGCGAATCAGGAAAGTTTCGCGGATGGAGATCCGGTGGGGCAGTTCACCGATCGCAGCGGGAATGGCAACCACTTCACCAGCAGCGGCACGGCGCGGCCCACGTTCAAGACAAACCGCATCAACAGCCGGCCCGCCGTGCAGGCGGATGGGGTAGATGATGGACTTTTGCTGAGTTCACTTGGAGCCTGCACGGATTGGACATTGTTCTTTGTTGGCAAATTGATCAGTGATCCAGGCACTGGGCAACTAAATGTGGTGAGCGTTGACGATTACGGCCCGGATGGTAACTACATTTTGGTGCAATACAATGGAGGTTCGACTTGCGCTATCAATGCCAATGTTGGGGCTATCTTACAAACCACCATGTCGGTGGGGAACAACTTCAGTTATTGCGTCACTGGGAATGCGACGACGGGCACGCAGCGCGCCAGCAACAACACCAATGGCAGCACCAGTGCAAACTACAGCAAGGCTGCGGCGCCGATGCGCCTGTTCCGCCGGGGGGATGGCTTGTTTGTGAATTACGAGATCGCCGAGCTGCTGTTTTACAACAGCGTGCTCTCCAGCACGGACCGCACCACGGTGTGGACCTACTTTAACACGCGCTACGGCACCGCCATCCCTGCCACGCCATGATCCGCGCCCTCCTCATCATCACGGCCGAGCATCTGGCCAGTGCCCGCGCGCTGGCCACCGTGCCGCCCTTCAGCCTCAGCGAGGCCGAGGCGCAGCAGATGTTTGTGCCGGCGGGCAGCCCCACCGGGGATGCGCCTGCCACGCATTTCTGGGCCAGCGGCGCATTCGATGCCGCCACCTGGCAGGCCCTGCAAGACCTGGCCGCCGCGCTGCCCTGGGCCGAGGCGCATCAATACGACCTCGAGACGCAACCTGCGTATCCCTACAACCTGCTGGCCACGCTGGGCCTGCAACCCATGAAACCACCCCCCATGCCCTGACGCCATGCCCCCGCCTGACCTGTGGAACGAACTCGCCTCCGCCGGACTGCCGGCCCTGCTCATGGCCATGGCCGTGTGGTGGCTGCAAAAATCCAACCGGGAACTGCTCACCGAACTGAACCGCGAGCGCACCGACCGGCTCGATCTCATGCAGGAGCAGATCGCCAAGTGCGAGGACGACCGCGCGAAGCTCTGGCAGGCGCTCATGCGCCACATCGGCGATGCCAATTTGAACCCATGAAAACCCTCCTCACCTACCTCGTGGCCCGCCTTGGCGAGCCCTCCACCTGGCGCGGCACCTTTGCCCTGCTGACCGCGCTCGGCATCAGCCTCCAGCCTGACCAGGCGGCGGCCATCACCTCCTTTGGCCTGGCGGCCATCGGCCTGATCAATGTCTTCCGCCGGGAGCAGGCGCTCAAGGCGCTGGCGCTGCTGCTGGCGGTGCTGCCGCTGGCCTCGTGCTCCACCACGGCAGGTGGTGACAAGACCTTCCTCGGCATCACCGCCTCCGGCTGGCTGGCAGGTGGGAAGGCCGCGCTGGTGAGCGCCGGGCCCATCCTGCTGCAAGAGCGGGCCCGCACCGCCGCCAAGAATCCCCGCGCCGTGCAGCCCTGACCTCACCCTCCCTCCCATGGAAAAGCGCTTCAGCAAAACGATCACAGGCAAGAGCGGCCGCAAGAAGACCGTGAAATACGGGCAGAAGGGCAGCACCATCGGCCCCATTGGCAGCGCCCGTGCGGATGCCTATTGCGCCCGCAGCAATGCCATTAAGGGAGACTGGCGCAAGGATGCCAACAGCCCGAACAACCTCAGCCGCCGCAAGTGGGGCTGCGTGGGCAGCCGCAGCGTGAAGAAGTAACCCATGCCCCCACCACCGCCATGCTCTCCGCGCTCCACACCCTCAGCCAGGCCGCCGTGATCGTGCTGGTGCCCACCGCGCTGGTCCTCTTCGTCTTTGCCGTCTTCTACCTCGTCCGCCCCAAATGAAACCTGTCATCTGCCTCGATCCCGGACACGGCATGTCCAACCGCAAGGCCGGTGTGTATGACCCCGGCGCCACGGTGCGGGTGGGCAGCAAGGAGATCACCGAGGCGGGCATTGTCATGGACTGGGCGAACGAGCTCAAAATCCAGCTCGAGATGCTGGGCGCACGCGTCATCCGCACGCGCATCAATGCCAGCGATGTGGCCCCGGTAAGTGAGCGCGCGGCGATCGCCCACAAGTATGGCTGCGCCGCCCTGATCAGCCTGCACTGCAATGCCGCCAATGGCAAGGCCAGCGGGACGGAGACGTTTTACCGTAACACATCCAACGCCAAGCTGGCGCAAGCCTGCAATGACGCAGTGAGGCTGGCACTGGGCACGAAGGATCGCGGCATCAAGACGGAGGCGGCGAGCCAGCACAGTCGGCTGGCGGTGCTGAACTTTCCTGCGGCGTGCCTCATCGAGCTGGGGTTCATCGACCACGAGGGCGACCGCGCGCGCATGATGGACCAGCAGCTCATGCTGCTGGCCTGCCAGCGCCTGGCCGAGACCATCCTCACCCTTGTCAAACCATGACGCTGCTCACCTATGCCGCCGCTTCCCCGCTGAAACGGGCCGCCGATGAGGCGGCACGGCAGTGGAACGTGGCGCTGCGGGATCTCATCGAGCTGCGCGCCGCGCCGGAGGATGATGCGATGATCTGGATCACGCCCGGCCCGGTAAACCGCAGCCAGCATCCAGACCGCATCGCGCAATGCGTGCGCAGCGGGGTGGACACCTGGCGCATCACGCTGGCGGCTGACCGCCCCTGGGCGCACCGCTGGTGGCAGCGGCTGCTGGGCACGGGCTTTCATCCGGTGGCCGCGCTGCTGCATGTGCTGGGCCATGTGTGGCAGCTGCCGCATGCGGCGAATGCGGATTACATCATGCACCCGACTATCCCGATGCGCGGCAAACTACGCGCCAAGGAGAGCCGCTACTACCGCGAGCAGGTGCTGCGACTGTTGGAAAACGAATCTTAACCCCCTTCCCTGCCTATGGCCCGAGATCCTCGCGAAGATTGCCCGTTTCAAACGGTCGCCACGCTGAAGCCTGGCGAAGTGGCGGGCCTGCTGTGGGTGCCGGAATCGGCGATCCGTGGCGATTTTACATTGAGTCCCGGCACCACGCTAGCCAATGCGCTGCCCGGCGTGAGCAAGGGTGATGCGCTGGTGCGCGGCTTTGGCAGCTATGTGTTCACGGATAACGGCCCGGTGGAAAATGGCTGGCATGGCTTTTGGTTTGCGCGGCCTTTTACGGCGGGAGAAATCACAACGCCGTTTCGCAGTGTGACGGAGCTGCGTGGTGGCATTTACTGGCCTGCGGTGCTGGGTGGGATCAATACCTTTCAGTTCAAGGCTTACGATGGTGATGGTGCGCCTTACACGGCGGATAACATCTGGGATTTTGACGTGCGTGACAGCTACGATGGGGTGACGAAAGTGTTGATCGAGTATTATGCGAGCCATCAACCGCACAACATTACGGTGCCGACGGTGATGCAGCCGGAGGGTGGCACGTTTTACTATGGCGTGGGGCAGCTGAACCTGCCGAAGTGCCTGCATCCTCAAGTGACGCTGAGTTATTCGACAGGGACGAGCAATAGCCGGTATCCTTACCAGGTGTTCAGTAAGACGTTTCCGACGACGAGTGTGACGGCATGGCCTGCGACGATCACCGTCGATGATGGTGAGACGTTTGATAATGGCCTTTACATCCGGCGGAAAGTGACGGGCTACCGGCCTGGTAGCTGGGAGGTGGCACCGACGGTGACAAGCCCAACGAAGACCAGCATCGCTACCACGACGGTGACGCTGGGGGGTAATGTGACGGGGGATGGTGGCGCGACGATCACGGAGCGTGGAGTGATTTATGCGCTGACCTCGGCGAATGCCGATCCTGCGATCGGTGCGGCGGGTGTGACGAAGGTGACGACGACGGGCACGACGGGTGTGTTTACGGTGGCGGTGACGGGCCTGACGCAAGGGAGTGCTTATACGTTTAAGGCTTACGCGACGAATCTGCGCGGCACGGTTTACACGGCGCTGGATACCTTTAGCACGCTGAGCACCAATGCCAACTTGAGTGCGCTAGTGCTGAGCAGCGGCACGCTGAGCCCGGCCTTTGCCGCGAATACAACCAGCTACACGGCGAGCGTGAATAATGCGGTGAGCAGCATCACGGTGACGCCAACGGTGGAGCAGGCCAATGCGACGATCCAAGTGCGGGTGAATGCCGGTAGCTACACCAGCGTGACGAGTGGCACGGCCAGCGGTGCGCTGAGCCTGAACGTGGGCAGCAACACAGTCGATGTGCGGGTGACGGCGCAGGATGGCACGACGCAGAAGACTTATACCAGCACGGTGACACGCATGACGGTGCCGACGCTGACGAGCCCGACGAAGACGGGCATCACCAGCACGGATGCCACGCTGGGCGGCAATGTGACGGCCGATGGTGGCGCGACGATTATCGAGCGCGGTGTGGTGTATGCGGAAACGGCGACGAATAATAACCCGACGATCGGTGGCACGGGCTGCATCGACGTGACGACAACAGGCACGACGGGCGTGTTTACGGTGGCGGTGACGGGCCTGACGACGGCGACGGGTTACAGCTACAAGGCTTATGCCACCAATAGCCAAGGCACAAGCTACACCACGGTGGATACCTTTACGACACCCTAACCTATTATGGATCGACTGACGGAACTCTTTGCCAGCAAGCCCACGAGCTATACGGGGCTGGGCTTGGCTTATGTAGGTGACACACGCGGCAATGCGGTGGTAAGTGCGGAACAAGGGCTGGAGGTGATTCCACGTGCAAGTGCTGGTGGTGGAGTTTACAAACCGCCTTTCACAGTCAGTGCCATTGGCGTGGTGAAACCGGGACAAGTGGATTGGCTCGTGCCTACGATAAACGGGAAAAGCCTGTTGGATGATCCAGCGCCAGCCCTTGAAATCCCGACCAAGGGCACGCGTGAAGTCATCCTGACGCTGACTTACTCCTTTAGTGTAACAGCCGGTGTGTACGTCAGTTCTGCCACATTGCAATCCGCCACCATTTCTCTCAGCTCAACGGTGCCAACGAACAATGATTTACTCAATGCGACTGGCATTTACAAAGTGCGGCTGGCGCAATTTGTCGATGGCAAACGGACTGCGCAATTTGCAGCAGGTTATTTGCAAAGCCAAGTGGTGGACGATGGGAGCGGCACAGCGAAGGGACGACTTTATTTAATCAACAGCTACCCGGAGGTTTTGGGATGAGCATGGACTTCCAAAATCCACCTTTCCTCACGCACCACCATCACCCTTTGGTGATTTGTAAAGTGCAAGCGCAAATCCGTTTTGGGGATGGACCTGATTGGGGAGAGCCTTTGTGGTTTGGATATGAAGATGATCCCTGGCAAGCGGATGATCAGCTCACCAATCGCAGTGCCATCAACAACATAGGTCAATGGAATGGTGCGTATTGGAGGAGCCCGGAGATGCAGAACCCATCGGTGGGCAGTGCTGTGTATGCACTCAACCCTTTTGAGGTTAGCGAAGACGGTGACATTACTGGAAGTCAAATGCGGTATCGGCTGCATCCTAATTTTTATCGAGCACTGTCAGTGAAAGTGCGTTGGTCAGATTCGACGGAACTGGGTGGACCGATTGATTTAACCATTCCTGCTTTGGGGTGGTCAGATTGGATCAGCGGCGGAGATGTGGATGATGGCGGTTACATCCCCGACATCGTTCAATTTTGGTGCGGCCACTTTTTAACGCTTTCACCCTTTTGATAAAATGATGAATCGAGTGTATATGATAAGAAAATCCAATCCAATCTAACTTTATACTTTTATGGCACGTCAATCTGCACGAAACACTACCACGCTGACAAGTTACCGGGGCAGTAGAATTGCTAACATGGGCCGTGTCGAGGCACGCTCGGCGAATAGCCGTATCGCTAGTGCTGGGCCTAATATGGCGCGCATGCCTTCGGCTATGCCGATGGGGGCGAATCGCCCGGCGGCGCCTTCGGCAATGCCAGCCATGCCAACGGCTGCTGCGAACCGTGGCGCTGCGCCTGTGAACCGTGCAGCGGCACCGCAAGCACGCCCGGCCACCCCTGCGGGCTGGGGCAATAGCAACCCGCTGACTGGTAGGCCGATGGGCACGGAGGGGCTTGGTAGGCCGCTGGGCGCGCCGGATCGGAGCGTCAATGCACCACGAGTGGATACAAATGGCTTGGATCAGCAGAGCCCCCTGTCTCGACCGGCGTATGAGAGCTACGGGCTGGGGCGGCCGCTAGGTGCTCCATTGCCCTTTGGTGGTTTCTTTGCCGAGGGCGGCGTGGCTCCGGCGGGCGCGGCTAGCATCGTGGGAGAGAACGGCCCTGAGATCATCGTGCCGCAGGCTCCGACGACTGTGATCCCGATCCAGATGCCGGGACAACGCCGCGAATCAGAAGCGCCGGTGGTGACTCGCAGTGGTGTGGATCAGGTCAAGCTCGGCCAAGAGGTGGCAAGGTATCGCACCCAGGCGGATGCGCGATGGAATGACTATGTGAAGAACACAGATCCGGCTAAGGATGCGGCGCTGCGGGATTTGTATCAAGGCAACGAAAATGTGGCGAATCTTCTTCAAAGCGATTTTGAAAACCCGCCGATGCCAGTGCAACGCGCGACGATTGTAAACACGGGCAGCGCGATGGATCGCCACATGGCGACGGGCTTGAGCGGTCAAGCCC